TCTCAAGAGTTCATCCATCATCTCATCAGTCTTAAATCTTAAAAATTGTTGTTCCGCTTGCTGTCCAGCCACTGCAAGAATAACTTGATCAGTCTCATAATATTGTTCTAACCTCAAAAGTTGTTTTAAAGTTTTTTCTACCCAAGTTTCAGAGAAGGTTCTTAATGTGTACTCAGCAATAGTGCTGCTGTTTCCTGCCAGCAAATTCATTCCGCCTACTGTCTCATTAAGGTTCCTAGCACCTTGAACAGTTGATGTCGAGAAATTTCCCTGCAGTTCATCAAAGTCCATATTGATTCGATCCTGCTCGGCATACGCTGATCCAGTAACATCCCTCGTCTCGACAATTCTCACATCCGTATCTGGGTCATCCATTTCAACAGCGCCACCCGGAACAGACCTAAACAATGCATCTAAATCAATATTACGATCCCTTCTGATATGGTATCGTTTGTTCATTGCTAGTTTAACATTATCGAACCTTTGGTTCCAAATGTCATTAGCAGCAGCTTGAAGTTCTTCAGTTAGTTCTACAGTTCCTGCCGGATAAATCTTGTGAGCCTCTAAATTAACAGACCCCATCACATAAGGGCGCTCTCCGTTCCTCAGCCAAGGATACATTTCCTTTAGAGGAACTGGCTCTGTTAGCAGAAACTCAGACCCGGCAGTATAGTAGCAAAGATCGACTCCCTCTACCTTTACAATATTCTTATGGACCCATATAATCCAAAAATCTTGCAAGTCACTAGATGCGCTCTCATTCTCCTTTGGGTCCATTCTAGGCTCATCTCTAACAAGTCGAGTAGCATTGTCAGTTTCGTTCTGTTGTCCAGTAGAGATCAATTCCGCATCGGTGACTTCCAGCCATTCTCCAGAGTCTATTCTTTCTCTAATATCCTGCAAATACATAGGAATCATATGAACAATATACGGAGAAGATTTTATAGGGTCAGCCCAATCTGCTGCAGGGTCTAACCTAACATTTTCAGGTGAAATCAACTCTATAACCGGAGTATCCTTTACTGCAGTTATTTGTTCATGCATTTGTGGCTGTCCAGTCTCATCCATAATCGGTTCATTTCTAGAGTCAACTTCAAGATATGATTCTTTATTTTCTTTGAAGTCCCAATACTGATGGGATATACAAACTCCCTGAACCGCTGCATCCTGAAGGGCAGCTGTCATGGTCTGAAACCAAGGAATAGTATTCGTTAACCTATATTGCATAACAGCCTGAGTAACAATAGCAGCTGCTGCATTTATAGGATCATTCGGATTTGCAGCATCAATACTTATTACATCCTCATTAGTAAAAAATGCAACAGTCATTGCAGCTTGGAGATTTCTTACTGCAGTTCTAGTTTTTGGTCTAAAAAAACGAGACCTCTTTTCGTATGCAACACTGTTGTATTTTGAACCCGGCGGATGATTGCTATTAAAAAGAGAGAGATTTTTCTCCCACTGATACCTTATATTAGCATCTAAGTATTCTGTAGAATCCTCATAAATCTGTCTAGCAACCCTTATCCACTTATCATCTATAGGAGTCTCTTCTTGATCCAATGGGGTCGCCACAGAATCTAGACCTATATTAAGGGGGGGTTGAGGATTAGATAAAGACATTAAGAAGTCCCCGGACTTAAGTCACCATTCAATTGATTAGTTCGGTGATCCATATCAAGGTCCATATACCTGTCTTGATTGAATCCATTTGTTTTTTGTCGATACCGCTCTAAGATTTCTCCTCCAGCCATAGTGACTGCTTTATAGTCATTATCAATTTTATCTTCATGCAAAACAAATCCCCAATTACCAGAAAGCAGCATAGATTTTACCACAACCACGCCATCCATTACATGGACAGCCCATGCCCAGCCGGGATACTTCTTTTCAAGATGCTCCGCAACATTTTTTGCTACCGTATATTCTTGAGGTATAAATTTATCTGCTTTTTCTATTTCCATGTAAATCAGCCCTAATCTTTTTTCGTGGTGAGTAGAAAATCTTATTCCCGTTATCAAAAACGTAAGTTTTTTCCGGAGCGCTTAATTGAGGATCAATCCTATAACACAGTTCCTTCCACTGATACTCAGTTTCTTTTTTTATCGTCATGTCACAATAACCGTTGGTAAATATTTTGGATTCTTTACGACTTTAACTGGCCCATAAGGGTCTAGAATTAAGTCGTCAGCACTATCTATTGGGAATGTATACGTTATTCCTACAGTTGGGATCGACTCCCCTGTACTCCAATTGCCACTTATCGTAGCCCAAGTAGCACTTGAATCGTCCCACGCCCCTGATGTTCCTAATCCAGTCAAGTCTGCCTTACCCGGACTTCTGAAATGCGTTATGCCGAACGGAGGGGCATATCCAGTGGCAGTTAAAGATGCGTTACTTGGAACAATATACAGCGCTTCTGTGCGCGTTGGAGCAGTACCAGTTAATGTTAGATCAGCCTTTGGTATTGCATCATGCTGAGTTTCTGATGCCAGAGGAGCAAATACATCTTCACTCCAAGTTGTAACAGCGTCAGCCCAAGTTCCTCCATATGTATTCCAGTTGTACGTCTGGACAATTTCCATCTCTCCAGTGCCAACTTCTATCGACGGACCTATTGGTGCATCGGGAGCAGTAGAGGACAGGGTTAAATCTTGTGTTGGAATATACCAAAGTTTCTGTATAGTGACGCTAGGAGCAACACCCGTTAAGGTAAGATCACCCTTATCCGGTTGATTCTGTCCAGCCTCTAAAGCAGTCGGAACATATGGAGAACCAGCAGTTGTCCAATCTGTATATGCGTTGGCCCAAGTGCCACCATAGGTGTTCCAATTATAGGATTGAACAATTGAAAGTTCGGCAGTATCTGGAGATATATTATCTCCTGTAGAATCTCCGGGCGCAGTGCCTGTGAGAACCTGCTCTTCTCCAAGCGGAATCACAAACTTATACATGATTCCAATTTTTGGAGCCGAACTCCCAGTTAGCGTCAAATCTGATTTTGCTGGGGAGATACCCGTCCCAACAGCAACATGAGGAGTCATTCCTGATTCCCAACTACCTACAACTTCATTCCAAGCCTCAGATATTTCGTCCCATTCATACGACTGTATTATTTCAAGGCTGGCATTACCAACAGATATAAAATATTCTACTCCTACAGTAGGCGCTGTAGTGCTAAGAGTTAGATCAGCCTCATCTGGATTTATGTAGGGACCATTCCACGCCCTATCAAATTTGGAATCTTCCCACGCTCCTGTTGTTGCTGCCCATGTTGATATCATTTAGCATCATCCCATTTAATTGTTCTAGGCTCCATCAATATGGATAATGCCCGTTCCATTTACTGCATCTTGGTTGTACTTGGCACTCTCTGCAAAAAGGAACCGGAATCTGTTTTCCATCTTTTCTTATTGTTCCATACCCATCGTTGGTATACCCATTAGCATCAAATGGTAAATTTCCCATATCAAAATGCCCCTTAATCTTATCCACCATTTCTTTGGGTAATTCAGGATGAACATTCTCATGCCAGAATTTCTTTATTGACGGTATAGTTGGATGATCTGAGTACCCCAAAAAATTATCGCATTTAGCACTGTCAAGCCAATACGGTTCCTCTTCATTGTGTATTGCATCAACAGGACAGGCTATCCTACAGTCATCACAACCTTTGCATCTTTGCCAATACTTTTTGTTAATTCTCCTATTTGATGGAGGGTCTGTTATTTCCTCCATAAAACCAACTGCACATATTTTAGAATCAAATCCAAACTTATAATTATATATAAGAGAATTTTTAGCCCTAACACCTAACCCAGATAAGATTTGCGCCTCTTTAAAATTAGTATAGATATGATGCCATCCCTCAAGACCGCTATCAGATAAAATTTTAGTAGCCTCTTCATATAATGAATACTCGAATGGCTCAACTGAATGCCTAACCAAAACTAATGTATTCACAATATTTGAAAAGTGAATAAAGTTTGTAAAATCTACATGAGTTTTTTCACATAACTGAGATTTCCATTTTATAGGATAGTAAGCAACAATCTTTAATTGTTCCTTTGTGAGTAACCCCACATCCCAGTCTTCTTGAGGAAATAAACTTTGTATATCTGAAAATTTCAAATCACTTAAATGGTGGGCCTAAGCACCACATCTGCATTGAACTTCTTGTCCCGCTTGTTACTGGTTTAACCCTATGCCAAAGAAATGATGGAAATACAACTATAGTGCCAAGAGGTAAATCAACAGGGAAAACTACTATATCAGTGTTATCATTACTCCCCCTGATCTGGCAAGATAACTCAAACTCACCTCCAGAAAAATCATCCGTAAGAAGAGTTAAGGCCGTTAATTTTCTCGCCCTTCCCTCATAATTCTTATGATAACTTTTTCTCTTGTCATGGCTGATAGCGTCATGATGCCATCCATAATGCTCCCCAACACCATACCTAGCCACCTGAACATCCTCAAGCCAATCTATATCGTAGTTCCATCCTGAAGATTTATTGGCAGAATTAATATAGGGAGTAAACACATCTCTTAAAAATTGCCCACCTAAAAAGACATATTTATTGTCTCTCGATTTTTTATTTATTACACCCTCACCTTCTTTATTTATAACTCGGCCTTCCTGAAAAGTTTCACTTTCCAGACCATTTAAAATAAAGTCTCTGGTTTCATCGGACACTACATTATCAAATGTCCAATAATGGTAATCGAGTTGCACTTAATTACGGCTTAGGATACTTCGCCTTTATGTCGGCAACCTTTGCTTGCCAAGCCTCAAGCCCATTTTCTGTTATGTATTCAATTTGATCATATGGCTCTCCATACGACTTTATTCTTGCTCCATACCAATCTATTGGCTCTAAGTGCCAAGTCTGCTGCCACGCTGAACCATCCCACTCTGGTGGGTTAGATTCCGCCCAATGCCAATCTTTCTCCGGTTTGGGAGTTTTAACAAGTTCGGACTCTAGAACTTCATGAGGCGCTTTAAGAACCTCATCCCATACTTGAGTCCAAACACCACCAACTAAAGCAGGGGTTCCTTCAACTATTTTATGTCCAGACTTTGCTGTTGGCTCAGATGAATCAGCAACTACAACAACACCTCTCTCTGTTCGAGTACCCTCATTCTCTAATGAATTTATAGGAAAAGAGGTACTTGGATTATCTTTCCTTAAATCACTCATAGAATACGGATACTTTGCAACGCTATCGTTTTCTATTTTTGCATATGACATTTTTAACTCCTATCTCCTAGGCTACGAGTTCTATCCAACTATTCATAAAGTATTTATCACCACTAAGTGGTGGGTTTCCTCTATGCACATGTGTATATCCAGCAGGAAACATAATCAAAGTACCTTGTTCTGGTTTTATCCTTCTACGTTGGTACAAAAACTCAGTTTCTCCTCCTTCTTCTACATCGTTTAAATATAAACCAACAACTATCAATCTGCTACTATGCGACAATGAATCATTATCACAATGCCAAATGTGATATCCTTGCGAGGCCGTATACTTCTTTATCTGAATATACGGTGACAACTTATGATGTTGCATAGAAGTTAGTATAGCATATTTTTTTATATACTCAGAATACCATCTCCATACCGCATCGTTATATTCTTTCAATAGGGGGGTATCCCTCTGGAAGACTTCAATATCTTCTTCAGAATTAGGTGAATCATCTCCAGCAGTTCCTCCAAGAAAGTACATATCTGAATCTTTATCCATCAAAGAAACACCAGCTTCAACTTGACTTCTGTTATAAATCTGACCTGCAGTTACAACCCCTCTAGGCCAATTGTTACCCAATGTATCTTGAACCATCTTAAACCTAGCGACACATCTCTCACAATACTCTTTACTAACAGCATTAGGATAGATACCAAAAAAATCCTCTGCCGTAGATTCGGTCATTTAGTTCTCCTAATATAATTTACTACAATATTTATTCTAGCCCTCTCATCTGTACAAGTTGTACTACAGTGTTTAGTTTTCCCATCAAATATAGCAACTCTATTCTCAATAGACTTTATCTCTTGACCTCCCTCCAAAATAGTTAATCCATTATTTGTATTAACATAAAAGATTGCTGCTTCATGCGGGTAATTACAATCCACATGAAATCCATGCTGTACCTTTGTGGGGGTATGAGGATAATTATTAGCCCTTAATCTGATTAAGACTTCTACATCTAACTTCTCAATCAATGAAGCACATAGAGGATATAATTCACTCATAACTCCTCTTGGCCATCCATAAAAATTAGAAAAGAAAGTATGTATAAAATAGGTATCTAATGCTCCCTTATCTGTATTTGAAACAACATCACTTTGATGAAACCATCCCATCTCAGGACTCATCAAAATAGATTTTATATCGCTAAACTCTTTTTCACCTAAAAAGTTATCTATTACCTCACCGACACAAACATCTTTTTCAAATATCTGCATTTAAAATGCGCTACTCTGATTTGAGTTAGGATATCCATATCTTCCACGCAACATTACATTAAAAGAAATACTCATCCTATCCTTATCTGAATGATATACTGGAACCTCATGAGCCAGCCATGACGGGAAAACAAGTAAGCAATCTTTTTGGCAAGCATTCAATTCGTAAGTTTGCCAGTTGTGTATATTGTAATTTTTAATTGTAGGAGCAAATGCAGTATCAAATGGCCTAGAAAATATAATTCCCGGAAACTCTTCTCCGCCATCAGGATAAAATACTCCACTAAATATATTATTATGATGGGCATGAAGATGGAACCCAGTTCCTTTCTTTTGTTTATTTCCCCACATTGCCGTGATATCTACAGAGTAATTCTTGTCATACTCCATTATATCACTAGAAACAGTATACACAACATCACTTACGGCTTTGCAAAATCCTTTAAACTTTTTCTTTTCTTGAAGGTTGGGATTAGTTTGAGTAACTTGCCACTCATCCCCCCTCTTGTTCTCTATAAACTCGCGCTCTAACAAATCATTAATTTTAAACTTATCTGTAATCCCTGTCAAGGTTGTAATAAATATTGGTACTTCAAACAGGTTTCTAGTTTCAATCATAAAATGTAGTTCAAGTTAAGCACTACTCTAATCTTTTCGTCAGTGCAACTTGCGCTCGCATGCCTAACATATTGTGGAAAAGAGGCCAGTCTATTTGCTACACTCTTAACCTTAGTTCCATCATCAAGCAAAGTATATCCATTACTAGTATTCAGATAGAACACACTCGTAAGCCATCCTTCTTCACCTTCTCTTATGCCCCAAGTATCTTCTCCGTCATTATGAAAACCACTCACAACCGTTTCATGTTCTTTTGGAGTTAGATTTGCTTTTATCTTTAATAATGAAGCGGGTTTAATTTCTTCTATTATTTTATTTAAGTTATGAAACCAATTACTGTATATAGTATTGAACCGATAAAACGTATGGGTAAATTGATATTCTCCATCTCCTTCTCTGACCCTATAAGGATTATAATACCACGGAATATCAGCACCCAACATTACATCGCTTAAACTGCGAAAATCCTTGTCGGATAAAAAATTATCCTTAATAGTGTAATTAGATTTCACTTAGCCAGTGTAAGTTCCACTCGAAGTAAAATGATGATAAGTGTATTGCCCACTTGTAGAGGTTGTGCCTCCAGAAGCTGTGGCACTATCGGCAGTTACTCGCCTAACAAGAACGACTCCTGATCCGCCATTCCCGCTCGCGCCATACCCGCCATTAATTCCACCTCCGCCAGAACCTCCTCCAGTATTTGCAGTTGCAGCAGGAGATGCGGTACTAGTTTTTGCTCCGGGGCTACCCCCACCTAAACCACCATCTCCGGGGTTATTTCCATGAGGTGGGCCATGCGCTCCTCCTCCGCCTCCTCCAGCAAAATAGCCATTATCTGCGCCAAATCCTGTGCCAAAGATAGAGGAGTAATCTTTTCCATCACCCCCATCTGGAGCAGGACTAGCGCTTGCTGCCTTTCCTACGGTACCTGCTCCCCCGCCTCCGCCACCGGAGTAATAGGGAGCGCGTTGACCATCACCTCCATCATTACCGAATCCATAGGTTCCAGAGTCTCCGGGTTGACTAGGCTGTGTAGCATCACCTGCTGGCGTATTACTTGGGCTTGTTCCAGACCCTCCGCCACCTGATCCACCATCTTGGCCTGTGTTTTGGCCTCCACCCGGACCACCGCCTTTTCCAGTTATAGTTGATCCTCCGCCTTCAGCATTAACATTGAAGACAGAATCTCCACCTACATTTCCGGTCGGGGCTGGAGATTCACTATTTGCATTTACTCCTGCACCACCAGCTCCTACAGTAACATCATAATCTATACTGAATTTTACCTCATAGTCACTGATATATACAAGACCACCTGCTCCTCCACCGCCAGAATAAGCGCTTCCTCCAGAAGCACCGCCACCTACGACTAGAAGTTGAATCTCATAACTGGTCTTACCACCAAATAAACCAACCTTTGCTGCTCCTACTGGCATAATATCCTCCTACTTGACGTCCAAACCTGCTACGAATCCGTACCATATAGTTCCTGCATCTACGGTAATGAATGTAATTACGTCTTTTCCTGAACTCGTAAGAGACGGTGCAGTCCCTCCAACCCAGTCAACTGACCCCGGCCAATTTACCGTTTGGCTCCCTCCATTGGTTAAAATCAATGTAAAAGTACATGATCTTCCAGTTGCAGAAGGATTGCTGAATGTAAAGGTATTGGCACTGCTATCTACAGTAGCAGACACAACATTACCAGACGTCATATCCATGTCCTGTGTTCCGCCACCTGTACCTCCAATAGCATTTACAGTCTCGGCAATATCTAGAAAATAAGGTCTTACAACCTGATAATCAACATGATTAACAACGCCAGAACCATCAGCCGTTACTGTTTTAGAAGTTTGAACAGTTCCTAAAGTGGTAACATCATTATAGTCCAATTCAGTTGTGGATGCGCTTAACCCATCTAGTTTATTTATCTCAGCTGCTGATGAAGTAACCAAGGTACCTGCCAACTTTAAACCGCCGTCAGCAAGATCGTGAGATGCAACATCTATTGTTTGATCTCCCGATGTAGCGCCTATAACTATTGCACCACCCGCTGATTGAGTAACCGCTTTAGAATTCTCAGAAGTACCAAGAGTGGTAATATCTAAATAATTCAACTCAGCAGTAGTTGCAGTTACGCCATCTATTAAATTAAGTTCGGCTGCAGTTCCTGTTACAGCTGCAGCCCCAAGACTAGTAAACTGACTCTGCAAAACCGACTTCACGAGACGAATCTGGTCGTCGCCCTGTGAGATTGCGTCTGTAGCTAGAGGATTTGTAGCCGAAAGTTCGCTAATATATGTAGCCGTTTCTACGCCCATAATTCACCCCCTATGCTAATTCAAATATACCACTGGCACTCGGCGTGACAGTGAGCGTGTTATCTTCCGCCAAAGTAAACTGAGACGTAGTTAACTTTGAAAAGCACACTAATTTACCACCCGACTGATAAACAACTGCGTATTTAATATTTGCAATTGTCCCGCCAGTGGCTGTCCATACGACAGCGGTCGCATCAAAACGATACTTATCAGTTGCAACAGACGCCCATGTTCTAGATGTAACAGATGCACCACCAGTAGTGTATCCATTACCACTAGCAACTTCATTTGCAAGTGATGC